TTATCTTTTCGCAATCCTCGAAATCCGATTCGTTAAGCCGCTGCCGCAGCATGTTTGAATTCGTGAAGATTTTTCCGGTTATCTTTGAGTAGTTGCCTAAAATCTGCTGTTCATAACGTACACGCTCGGGTGTGCCTGCCGGTGCATTCTCGCCCCTCCTCCGTATCTCTTCAAATTCCATTACCTGTGCCGGAGTCAAATATATGTTATCAACGTATGATGTTATTAATGTATTATTTTCATTTTGCAAATCCGTGCCCCAAAAATACTGCGTTGGGTTGTGGTCGCACACTATTTGCTTCGTTACGCCTAAAATCAAGGTTTCATAAATTTCAGGAGGTAACCCGTCCCCCTCGTTTATCCACAACCACTTCGCCTTTGTTCCCTTAGCCTCTTGAACCGTCGAGAATATCCGAAAACGAAAAAGCCCGCCGAACCAATGTACACGATACTCGCCCTTTTTCTGCCTATACTCAGGCTCAACACCGAACACCTCTGAGAAATCATTCATCAAAGTGCCGAGTGCCGAGTGACTCGGTGCTGTTACCAATACATCTCCACCGCTTCCTTTTTCAAAATTGTGTGCAAACTTGTAAAAAATAGCGAAAGTCTTCCCGGAACGCCTGCCGCCACGAAGGAATATTATCCGCTCCGAAGAGGTACGCTTGAAAAAGTTTAGATATGTTTCAGAGATCTTCATATCGTTCGTTTTATTATAAGTCTTCGGCGACTTGCTTAACCTCAACAATTACGCGAGTGTCAGGCGTCGCATACATTCCCGCATACTTCGCCGCAAGCAACTTTACTAATTCCGGCTTGCAGTTCTCTATCTTTCCAGCCGCCGCTGCCATCGTGAAATTTTCGTAATAAATCTTTAGGCTCTGCTTAGCCATCGCGCGTGCTTCCTCGAATTCAGGATGCCGCTTTGCCCAGTCGCACAGCCGTGCCTCAATGACGCCGATGCTGTCGGCGAATGCTGTAAGGTTCTTTCCTTGCTTTGCAAATTCAACGATTTGTTTACAATATTCTTCTTTATATGGACTTTTCCGTGACATAACTTTAAAATTTTAGGACAAAGATATATCATTTTTCGACAATCTCCACCTTTTTTACAAAAAATTATGATTTTTGCGTTTTTTGGGTGTATATTCATAATTTTTATTAACCTTTTAACAATTCAGGCCTTACTATATATTTTAAAGTTTCATATAAAGCAGTAATTCATAGCAAATTAAATAGTTTCAATAAGTAATATATATATATTATCGATTGTTAAAATATACTCAAACATACTGATATATATATATTTATAAGACAATATATAAAATATATATTAAAAAGAGAAACCGCCTAAAGAGCTTATATAGAGGTTTTGCCTCAAAAAAAGTATATATTTATATAGTGATTGATTATCAACGACTTACAAAGTGTACTATATATATACTACACTTACATTAACTGTTCAAAATAGCCTTGAATTCGTCGAAATTATCGCAAAAATACGCTTCTATTCCATTGGATTTCAACAAGTTATTCCAGAAAAATTGTTGTTTGGAGACGACTCCGCCGCCCGGTTTCTTAAATTCAATAAAATATATACGATTTTCTCCAATGAAAAGTCTATCCGGAACACCTTTATGTCCATTTTTCTCAATTTTCATTGAAACATATCCAATTTCCCTTGCAAAACGGACGCATTGTTTTTCTAAATTACTTTCTGATTGTTTCATTTATCGATACATTTTGAAAAGTCATAAAAGGCTGAGCAAAGCACAAAGATAATAAAAAAAGTTAATACAGTGATGTCTGTTACGAAATAATAATCCATAAATCCGATAATAACCCGAATCCCGAAAAACAATAGTGCGAAGTTCTTTAGAATCGCAAATACAAGCTGTGTTTTTTTAATTTTCATTTGAATTTTATTTTTAATTAATCCAATCGCTTTCAGTAATTATATGTTTACATTTCGTGCAATAATGAACGAACGAGTAAAACGGAATAGTATGTTTTACAGTTGCTCTTTGTTTCTTACCGCATTCGGGGCAACTGATTATTTCCGTGTGCTTGTTTTTACTTTTTTTCATTGTTTTTTACTTTTTTTAATTTTCATTTTCATTGTATTATTTCTTTTTGTTTTGCTCATGATATTAATGTCACGAGCAGGTGATACTATAAATCAAATTCACGTCCGTTAGCAAACAGTTTAATACCGCTTGCCATGCTTGAACTCTCGTTTGGAATTGTACTCCAATTTATATTTGATATGTTTTTCAATATCAATTTGAAACCCGCCACATAAATCAAAAAGGCGAATAAATGAATCTGCAATTTCATCTTCAAAAGTATCTTTAATTGTTTCCTGAAAAGATTGTTTAATATACAAATCAATGTCACCTTCATTAATATCATCGGCAGCCATGCAGTTTTCAAACACTTCTAAATTTGCATATTTCGCTTTTCGGTCAGCCTCTAAAGCCTCTGCAAGTTCTGAAACTACAAGCATTAAAGTTTGTCCGATATTTTCTTTTGAAACATCGAAGCCACGAAGTTTATTGCCTTCGTAAATTTGTTTTGATAATTCGTTTAAGTTGTTCATATAAAATTTATTTTTAGATTATTAAATAGCAAATGTACGGTTAGCTCATAGTTAGAAGCAATTAACGGTACTCCGAGAATTGTACGGTGTTGAAAATTGCTTTGTGGTTTACCCATCGTGCAAACTTTTTTTGTTCATAATTTGGTTCTTTATTAGTTTCAAAATCTCTATATGGTTGAGCAAATGGGCTACAACCTCTTTCTTTTAAAAACATTACTCTATCAAGTGCATCTGGTATATCTTTTACAAGCACGTAAACAAATACTCTGTAATTTTTAAATCCATATTCGTTAAGGTTTACAAGTGCCTGTTCAATATATGGTATTTGGCTTTTAGTATCACATGCCATTCGCAAATATCTACTCCACTTAACCTTACTCAATAACTCTGCAATACTTTTGTCTTTGGCTATTATTCGGGCATCTAAGCCTTGATTGAAATCAACTTTAATGCCTAATCGTATTATTTTTTCAATTTGTTGCAATCCGTGTTCGTGAGCCAAAATATTATTATCCATCAATACGGCATCTTTCCTCCCTTGCAAAAAGTCCTCAATATCGGCATAAGGTTTAATATCACCCTCTTTGGTCGGCACTATACACCAACTGCATTTATTTGGGCAGCCCCGTGTTAAAAATCCATAAGCAGCCGTAAATTTTGGATAAATGGAATAGTCCGGACATAATTTGTCAATATATGATGGGAGTGTATTCGTCATTTTAAAACCTGTTCCGCCTTTTATAATTTCTCCATAATTAGCAAGTCCTTTTGAATATTCAGGAGAAAATGTAAATACTTTGCTCATATATGTACGGTCGTAATTTCCAATATCTACCCAGCTTACATTATCGCCAATACTTTTATGATATGCCGAAATTTTCATTAAAGCAAGGTTTGGGAAATTATGTCCGTCAATATCTACTAATCCTATATTCATTTCGTTAAATCAATAAACAATTTATTTCCTTTCTCTTTCTCTCTAATAGCTTTGTATATACGGCTTTCGCATGTCTCCTTTGTGGCAAAGGTATGAATTTCGACACCTCTTTGTTGACCTTGCCTGGCAAGCCGTGCGTTTGCCTGTGCCCAAAACTCATAATTATATGTAACACTCGACCACGCTATTAGTCTCCCGCCAGACTGCAAATTTAAGCCGTGCCCGGCGGAGGCAGGGTGTGCGAATAGCACGTCAATATCGCCATCGTTCCATTTTTTCAAGAAATTTTTATCCGAAACGCTGCAAAATATCAAACCTCTTTCTTTTAACATTTCAGCGAGCCAATAAGCTTCTTCTTTGAACGCGTAAAACAATAAAACCTGTTCGTTTTCGCCTGCGGCACGTTCGCAAAAGTCTGCAACCTCTTCTAATTTTGTAGCTTCATTTGACCTTATCGCCTTGTGCTCACTATCGTAAACAAAGCCGCAGCAGAGTGTTTGTAGCTTCATGAACGCCGACTTGTCATTGTCGAGTGCGAAATAATCGTCTCCAATTTTTGCCGCGAGCGTCGTCTCGAGTTGTAAGTATTCGCTCATTTGTTCCTCCTTTAATTCAACTTCATGTTTTATGAAATTAACCTCTGGGATTTCCAACCAATCCGCAGCGTCGAGCGTAAAGATATTATTCTTGTATTTTCCGATAACATCTTCGAGCCTCGAAATTAGCTTATATTTTGAAAATTGCAAGCCAGAGCCTTTCATAACGTCGATAAAATGCCTATCACGCCATGCGTTAAATTCGTTGCACCATTTATATTTGCCGTTGCGACTTATTGTAATTCTCGCATTTTCTAATCCGACGGCGGCGGCTTGTGGAAAAATGTCTATGGCTCCATTCGCAAGGAGCGTTCCGGTAAGTCCTATTTTCTTTTTCGCCAAAATAGCTCTTACCGCCTCGCTCCGTTTCGATAAAATCGACTTAAAACTCGTCAACTCGTCAAGGATTAAAATGTCATAACTGACAGATAAGTCAACATCTTTTAGGTTGTCTCGCGAAATAATCTTGTACGGCCTCGCCTTATCGTTCATCGCCTTTTTCCTTTTCGCAGCAGTCCCGGAAACTATTATCATTTTTTCCGCGACCTCTTGTAAGTTCCATTTTTCCGCTTCTTGCTTCCAAACCGTCTCGGCGACACGTTTTGGGGCGACAATCAAAACTCTATCCGGAGCCATTTCATTTATATAATGAAGTACCGCCGCCGTCTTGCCGAGCCCCATACCGACTGAAAATATTATTTTATCCGTGCTTTTGCAAAAGTCAATCATTCGCTGTTGATAGTTGTGTAGTTGCATGTTTTTTTGATTTTAAAATAAAAAGTCCTTATTTTCTTGTTCATCGTAATTTTGAACCTCCATGTTAAAATCTGAATTATCTAACGTTTTAATCATGTCCGGGAGTATCCAAAAGCCGAGCCGCTCATTATATTTTTGCCCGAAAACATTAATCGCCGCCCGTTCAATTTCAAATCTCTTCTTGTCGCACTTAACTCCGTTTCTTTCCAAAATTGAAATAATCTTCGCCGTAGTTATCCTGTTACTATTGCCTGTTGCGAACAAGTCTTGCGGCAAGTCGCGCAGTGCCTGAAGAAAAAACTGTTGCTGTAAAAATATTTCAAATTCCGCAACCTCAACAGCCCGCGTCCCGATTGTTATCAGCTCATAACCGAGCCGTTCACGCTCATCCGCCCAGCTTTCTATACGTTCTGCATTGATGCAGAAATCTAAAACCGCCGACCATAACTCCGATAACTTTATTTTATTAGATTTTTTAGTCAATTTAATTTCTAAAAATCTGCGGTCTTGCATGTCTTGAATAAAATTCGTTAATGGATAGTTCGACGTAGCGAAGTAATTCGGGTATCCTGTCCAGTTGAACGTGCCTCCGAACTTCACTTCGTAAGTGCCGCCGTTTTTAGTCAAGAAAGTTTTGAATTTCGGATAGCTTTTGCCCATGTCTTTAAAGAAAATCTCGTCGGCAACACAGCACCGATACCGCACGACCTTGGGGATTGAGAATCTTTCAAATTGAAGCTCGTTGTCTAACGTGGCATAAAGCGGCGCCGTGTCGTCCTCTTCCCAGTTCATTCCGTTTAACGCCGCAGCGAACATTTCCGCCAACGTCGTCTTGCCTGTTTCGTTCAGCTCACCCCACATGTAGAGCATCATCCGTTGTTTAGATGGAAATTTCGCACCCTCCCTGCATTGAATAGCGAACCATTTCAACTTGTCAACATCAACCGTGTTCAGGTTGAAAACTTTCTTTAACGTGGCGGCGGCGGCATTAAATTTCTCGCTGTCACGTTCAACATTGAACCGCTCAAACACTTTTTGCGACAGCTCCAGCGGGGCGAAGTGGTTATTCCAACATTCAGCCGCTACCACGGAGGCGAATTTCTGAAGCTCCCCGGCCCGCCCTGTCTTTTGCTTCACTTGTCGATAGATATTGTCGGCGAATGCGTCGAAATCCCTGTTTTTCTTTTGTGAAATAAAATTATCAACCTGAGCGACTTCGGCAATATAGATAACGGCATCGATTATTTCCGCCTCGCTTTCAAAGTCGAAACCTCTTAAAATCTTCGACCAGTCAACCGTAACGCCGCCAAGCTGCTTACACATTTTCAAAAGTTCACACTCCTCAAGACCACTGCTGTTTATGTTTATTTCTTTTATTTTCATACGTTTTTATTTTTTTTGAAGTGCCTCTTTAAAATTTAGTTTCGGTTTTAAGTTTAGAATTTCAAAGAATTTCGTATCTGAAATTGAATCCGTGAACGCCTTGCACTCTCCATTATACATATCAATAACGATATCAAGAATGTCGCTGCCGACCGCTGCCTCTTTTGGAAGTAATAATAACTTCGCCTTTTTCAATTTTTCGTTTCTTATCTTTAACCAGTAAGCCTCAATGCCTTTGTCGGGTAATATGTATACATCCTTCCCGTCGAAAACCTCAACGCCTAAATTGTCGAGGCAATTTGCGAAGTTATTTGACCCGCTTGTGGCGAGGAAAAGTATTTCGGGGAAAAGTGTGTGCATAATTACCGCCGTTTTCTCACTTTCAACTACAATTATAGTATCGAATTGAGGTATTAGGTGGCTGCCGAAAAATACTTGTTTCAAATTAAAATCTTTAATGCCGATAAGGTTATGTGCAAAGCTAAACGACTTTTCGAGCGTTTTGTCTCGCTTTCCATCTTCGTCGTACTTCATTATTTTAGCTGTCCGAACTTTTCGCTCCGTGTCGATTTGCCAAAATACCGGTGAAAAGTCGCCAAAGAATTTTGAAACGCCTACAATATACTTTTTACAAGAATTTAAAAGGCTTTCGCTCCCGCACATGGTTTCAAACGCCGTGAAAAAATTGCTTTTCTTCAATGCGTCAAAACATAACGAAGCTTTAACGTATTTCAAATCGACAAAACTTGCCGGCAGTTCTTCTTTAGCTTTTAAATTCTCAATAGCTCTGAATTGTGCCGCCCGGAAATCTTCACGGCTTTCAAAGTCTTTCTTCGGAGCTGAGAAATACCCGCATTTCTGTTCCCTGTCGCAGCGTCCGAAGGTATCCTCTGCATAATCACCAGTGACGGTGTCGATGAATCTTGTAAGGCGTTTTTGTCCGCACGATGGGCATTTGAACTTCTTACTCGAAGTATCTAATACATAACGATATACGCCTCTCATATTACTTGATTATTTTGATTTTTAATTCCTTTTCGATTTTCCGCAAAATCTTGAGTGAGCCCGTCTCTAAAATATTCTCGCTTTTGCAATACGTTACAATTGTGGAACGCGAAACACCTATTTTTTTCGCGAAAGTTCCGTAACCTCTGTATTTTTTCTTTATTTCTTCGTATAACTTTGTTCCTTTCATAATAAAAATGCGCCCTCGCCCGCCCCCACCGTTTAAGTTTAGAAAATTAAATCCGATTCAGATATTTCGCTGCCCTTTTCTTCTTCACTATTTGTTGCCAACGGAGAATCGAAAACATCATCGTTGTATTCATCGCCTTCAACTATGCCGAAAATGTTAATATCCTCGCGTATAAATTGAATAACATTAATATAATTCCCGCGTGCTTCCTTTGTTCCCTCTGCACCTTCGACAACGTTAAATATGATGTTACAGATAAATCGACGACCGTCTAAAACGTCGTTTTTGGGAAAGTTTATTTTCTTCCCGCTGCCGACCTGCGTCACAAAATATTTGCTTTCAGGATTAATTTTGAAATTTAAGAAATATTTCCCGGTCTCGGCTCCATTTTCATCGAGAATCGCCTTACAAAAAGTTTTCTGAATAGGCATTGCCGGAGGCAATTGCCCATTGTCAACAATTGCGAATGCGCTAATTTTGCTGCCATCCGGAATCATTTTCCGATTCTCACGTTTAACGCCGTCCTTGTACTCACGGCAATCAAACTTTAACGAAATATTCATTATTTTTTCCATTTTTTCTTAGCGACCCCACACGTGAGCGGCCGCAACTGCTTTTGTTTGTTAATATAATTTTATTTTAATCGAGCTTTTATTGTTTTTTATAATATTAAATTTCCAATGTGCAATTCTCATACGCACCGCTAAATCTGAAATCCTTCGGGATATTTAGTTGCAACTCTTTCAATTTCACCGCCTTTACTTACAGTTGACTCACCGCATTTTGTGCATTTCATATTTGGGATCACATTATCGTGATAATAGCGGTCGTCGTAACCTGAATTATTCATTTCTTGATGTCCACAATATTCACATTCCATTAATGCAGTGAAATCTCTTCGGTATTGGCTAATCATTTCTTTTATTTTCATTTTATTTTCATTTTTTAAGTTGAAGCCCGCACGAATGGCAAGCCGCAAAACGTTAATATAATTTTATTTTAATAGAACTTTTTACTTTCGATTGTTTTTTGTACAAAGAAAAATCAATTTCCTTATGCTCTTTCTTCAATTTGTCGGCGTCGAGAGTCTCTCTCACGCTTTCAGAGACGTATGTTATCAGATAATTATCAGATTTTAAGGATTTTATGTTGTAAAGTTCAAATAACCCTTTGATTTGTTCTCGCAAGTCTTTAGCATCGGCCTCCAACCGTTCTATTTGTCGAAGTTTATCGGTTAACAAGTTGACATTGTCAGCGTCGAATGCGAGGAGGTCGCTCGGCGTCCATTCTTCGCCTACATCAATTCTTAGGTCATCCCAAACGGACGACAATAGGACAATCCCGGTATGCAACGAATCAATGAAAATCTCATCACGTTCAATCTCTTCAATTTCAATATTCTCAACCGCTCCTGTCGTTAACATGTCGTTAACATCCCCGTGCCCGTTATATAAGATAACACGCTCAGCCCCTAACATATAATACCATTGAAGCTGTGCATAGTAGGATTTAGACGTTTTCTCAATGTTACCTTGAGTGAATTTACACTCCACAACTGTATTTGTTTCAGCATTATAAAAGTCGACGTGAGCGAATGTGTCGAATTTGTCTGATAATCTCAAGTTTAATTTAACCTCTCTTTCAAATCCTTTCTTTTTCAAAAGTAGTTTTTCGACATAATCTTCAAATGCGTGCCCGGCAGCCATCGCCGGCGTTTCAGGGATTGGTTTTAATTCTCTTTCGCCCTTTGCGACGGAG